GCAAGTGCAGCGTCCGAGTCAGCCGTTAGCGCGGTTGCAAGCATTCTATTTAGCGTTAGCGCAACCGCTGCAAGCGATTCAAGCCAAACGGCTGATGCACAAGTTGACCGAAACGCGCAAGCTACATCAGCAAGCGAAAGCAATGCAAGTGCATTGGGTTCCATTGTTAAGGATGGCGCAGCAACCGCGGCAAGTGTTTCAACGGTTACGGCAACGGGCGAAGGCTTGGTGGATGGAGCTGCCAGCGCTGCAAGCACAAGCGCGGTATCCGCAAACGGCGACAGATTCCTGGGCGGGATTGCCACTGCCGCATCAGAAAGTGCAGTTACAGCAAACGCTGAAACATTCTCAAGCGGCCAGGCAACAGCCGCCGCGGAATCCTCTGCAACGGCTCAGGCCGATGTTGACATTGGTAACTCAGCATTTGCCGCTGCCGAATCAAGCGTTACAGCTGATCCCACAACAACTTGGTGGGCACAAGCAACGGTTATCAGCACAACAAGCATGTCAGCTAATGGCGGTTTGAAATGGGAACCCGTTGCACCTGTTACCACCACCTGGACAAACATCACAGATCCGTCCAACACATGGACGCCAATCAATTCACCATGGCGGGATGCCGCCTAACGAGGTAAATCATGGCCGATACAACCACCAGTAACCTTTCACTTACCAAGCCTGAAGTTGGCGCGTCAACTGACACATGGGGTTACAAACTCAACACGAATATGGATACGCTCGATGCGTTGTTTGCATCATCGGGTAGCGGTACAAGCGTTGGTTTGAACGTTGGCGCTGGTAAGGTGCTAAACGTTGCAGGAAAACTCCAAACAAAACCAATTCTTGAATCAGCAAACATTGCTGCAACAGCGGCAACCGGAACGGTTAACGTCGATCTTGCAACACAAGCCGTTAACTATTACACAACAAATGCGTCAGCCAATTGGACGTTCAATTTCCGTGGCGATGGTTCAACAACGCTTAATTCGTTTATGACGACCAACCAAGCGTTGACGTGCGCGTTTCTTGTAACGAATGGTGCAACAGCATACTATCCGACAACATTTCAGGTTGATAGCACAACAACTAACGTTAGCGTCAAATGGCAAAGCGGTTTAACGCCAACAGCAGGAAACACAACATCCATTGACGCTTATGTGTTTAGCATTATTAAGACCGCCGCGAGCACTTATACTGTTCTTGCTTCGCAAACTAAGTTTGCCTAAGGAGTAACGAGCATGCCAGTTTTATCAGTTTTAGGTGCCGCAATTGCCAGAGGTTATGGCATGTTTGGCGGTGCCAGATACACCGTAGTCCAAACCTTCACAGCGACATCAACTTGGACTTGCCCTGCGGGGGTGACGAGTGTTGAGTATTTAATTGTTGGTGGCGGAGGTGGAGGTGGAGATGGGGTTTCTGGTACATCAAATGGTGGTGGAGGCGGCGCAGGTGGTTTTCGTTACGCAACAGGCGTGACAGTAAATCCTGGTTCTGACTACACCATTACCGTAGGTGCTGGTAACGCCGCAAATACAAGTGGCGGTAGCTCATCAATCGCTGGCCCATCACCTTTCTCAACCATTACGTCCAGTGGTGGTGGCAGGGGTGGAAAGAATGCCCCTTCTCAAGCGGCAAATGGTGGTTCTGGCGGTGGTGGATGGGGCGGTGTAGGCAGCAGCGGGCCAAAAGGAACTGGTAATTCAGGTTCATATTCTCCCTCGGAAGGTTCTGATGGTAGCGACGGTCAATCAACCGGAAGTTACTTTGGCGGCGGCGGCGGTGGAGCTGGAGAAGCCGGAGGAACTGATGGAGCGGGTTATGGTGGTGACGGGTCTGTTTATTCAATTACTGGATCGTCAGTTACCTACGCAGGTGGCGGCGGTGGTGGCGGGAACGGAGCCACGGTAGGCGGAGAAGGCGGTGGAGGTGCTGGCGCAAACAACTCAGCAGTACCTATTACATCAGCGGTTGCAGGAAGTGCAAATACAGGTGGTGGTGGTGGTGGTGGCGGTGCAGGAACTGGTGTTGCTACAGGTGCAAACGGCGGCTCCGGCATTGTCATCCTGAAATACCAAGCACCAACACAAACCGTATTCACCTTCAAAGGGTCTGGTCAGTGGACTGTGCCTACTGGTGTTACGTCAATTGATTACTTGATCGTTGCTGGTGGTGGGGGTGGCGGCTATCACGACGGAGGTGGTGGCGGTGGTGGTGGATATAGAACGGCAGCAGGTCATACTGCTGGAATTACTGCTGGTAATGTTTTAACCATTACTGTTGGCGGTAGTGGAGCTGGGGCTACTTCTAACGTTAGAGGCTCATCAGGCGGGGATTCTTATATTTCAGGAACAGGCATAACAGCAAGCCCTGCTGCTCCTGGTAATCCTTATGCCAATGCCATTACGTCTTTTGGTGGAGGTGGTGGTGGTGGTTATATTACTCCTGGTAATACTGCTGTAAGTAATGGCGGAAACGGCGGTTCAGGTGGTGGTGGTGGCCCTCCGGCGAGTAACGGTTCAAGCACTGGAGGAACAGGTGATACACCTTCTACAAGCCCAGCGCAGGGAAATACTGGAGGTAATGGAATATTTCAATCAACTTCACCATCAACTTACGCCGGTGGTGGTGGCGGTGGGTCTGGTGGCGCTGGAACATCTGCTTCCTCTGGTGCTGGTGGGGGCAATGGGGGTAATGGTACGCAAGGCCCATCTTATGCTGCGTCATTTGGCGGTGCTGGTCCAGGAGGATCACCAAGCACTGGTTACTTTGCTGGTGGTGGCGGCGGTGGTGCCGATAACGCAAGTGTTGTCAAAACCGCAGGCACAGGTGGTACGGGTGGCGGCGGTGCAGGTGGAGCAGGTGGCCCATCCCCAGGAAATGGGACGGCTGGTTCTGCTAATACTGGCGGTGGTGGCGGTGGTGGTGGAGGCATAGCCACTCCTGCTACTCCAGGTAGTGGAGCAAACGGTGGTTCCGGCATTGTAATCATCAAGATCAATCAATAAGAGGTCACATGAGCGATAAGAAAATAATGAGGTTTTACGGCATTGATACGGCGATGCACATGCTTCGTCCGAATGCCAAGTGGGAAATAACCAATAACGTCATTACACGTTGGGATGATCCACGGCCTAAGCCCAGCATGGAAGAGATTTACTGGGTGATGGAAAAGATCAAAGAGTTTGAAGAGTCCATCCCAACGATCTGGCTTGATGAGGATTGGGAAAAAATTACTGGCGAAAGAAGGATGATTGAAGAGGCTATCGGTGAACCTGCATAACTTATTTCCAACGCCAGTAGGGTTTGAAGATCTTGGCCGTGAACTCACGGACGAAGAGATGTTCTTCATCCGCAGTCTTGAGACTCGGCCTAACATGGGCAACACAACCTCCACGGATAACTTCGTGCTTCGCAATCCGGCCATGACAAGCCTGCGATCATTTATTGAGGACAGCGTGGCTGAATACTTCAAAGCCACGGTCAACCCTAAGCACAACGTCAGCCTACGCATCACACAAAGCTGGTGCAATTACTCTGAGCAGGGCCAGTACCACCACAAACATGCCCACCCCAATAGCTACATCTCAGGCGTGTTTTACTTGCAGACCAATCCTGATGACAGGATTTACTTTTACAAAGACGGCTGGCAGCAGATCAAGTTTCCCACCGACAACTGGAATGCGTACAACTCAGAGTCTTGGTGGTTTGAGGCATTCGCTGGCCGGTTGATTCTTTTCCCCTCATCCTTAACGCACATGGTACCTACGGTTCAGGGCGAGCAGACACGCATATCGCTATCGTTTAACACGTTTCCCGTTGGCACAGTTGGCGAGGAAATGGATTTAACTGGTCTTAAGTTGGAGGCATAAATGGCCCATTTTGCAAAGATTGACGAGAACAATGTTGTTATTCAAGTTGTTGTGGTGGATAACAAAGATACCGCTGATGCTAGTGGCGTTGAAAAGGAACACATTGGCGCAGCATTTCTTGAGCGCCTATTAGGTGGAACTTGGAAACAAACAAGTTACAACGGCAAAAAACGTAAAAACTATGCTGGCATGGGCTATACGTTTGATGCTGTCCGTGATGCTTTTATTCCGCCAAAACCTAGTGCGGACGCAACCCTTGATGAGGCAACTTGTCAATGGATTGTTCCCAACCAAGGCGCGGATTCGCTTGGAGCGTAAACCGTGGAACCAAACGCTAAAGACGTGGAGGCTAAATTGTCAACGCATGAAGCAGTGTGTGCTGAACGTTACGCGGGCATCAACGCCCGCTTAAAGCGTTTGGAGCAAATCCTTATCGCAAGCGCAGGAGCCATTATCCTGCTGCTGATCAATACAACGTTTAAGTTGCACTGATATGTTTGACCTATTATCCGGTGGGCTTCTCGGTTCGATCTTTGGCGGCCTATTCAGGCTCGCGCCAGAGATTCTAAAGTTCATGGATAAGAAGAACGAGCGCCAGCACGAACTGAATATGTTTCAACTCCAAACCGATTTGGAGAAGATGCGCGGTCAGTTCAAGATGGAAGAGAAGTACGTTGACCATTCCATTGCGCAACTCGACACGATCAAGGCCGCATTTGAAGAGCAAGCCGAAACCGCTAAATCCGCTGGTTGGTTCGTGGCGGCCATATCTGCGCTAGTGCGTCCCGGTATCACATGGTCGCTTTTCTTTATGTACGCAGCCGTGAAAGTTGCCGCTATATACCTAGCGTTTGAATCGCAAGCGAGTTGGCAGGACGTGTTAAACCAATCATGGGACTCGGATGACTTTGGCCTTTTCACCATGTGCGTGTCATTCTGGTTTGTTGGCCGATCCATTGAGAAGTACCAAAAACAATGAAAGAAGCCATCAAGATCGCCAAAGACTTATTGGTGGTTCCGTTTGAGGGCTGCGCTAAGGTATTGCCAAACGGTATGGTTGCCGCGTATCCCGATCCCGGTTCCAATGGCGATCCTTACACGATAGGGTTCGGGACAACAGGCCAAGACGTAACGCCAACAACCGTTTGGTCGATGGCGGAATGCGAGAAACGCTTAGAGGCTCACCTGATTCACTTTACATTAGGACTCATCAAACTATCACCGAGGCTTGTTTCCGCCGCGCCACGCCGATTCGCAGCTGTCCTGTCGTGGGCATACAATTGCGGACTAGGGAACTATCGGATCTCAACGTTTAAGCGACGCATTGACGCAGGCGATTGGGCAGGGGCGCGCGAGGAGTGCGTGAAGTGGAACAAGTCACGCGGACGTGTGATGCGTGGTTTAACGCGTAGGCGTGAAGCTGAAGCACTTATGATGAGATAAACATGCTTGCACCGCTCAAAATACCACCAGGCGTATACAGGAACGGCACCAATTACCAGGCGGCGGGTAGGTATTGGGACGCCAATCTGGTTAGGTGGTACGAGGGAACGATGCGCCCGATTGGTGGATGGCAACGCGCTACCACTGACACGCTATCAGGTTCAGCGCGTGGCATGTTTTCATGGCGTGACAACGATTACGATAAGTGGCTTGCGATTGGCACGCATAGCAAACTTTATGTTTGGAATGGCGGCAACTTTTACGATATAACGCCATCAAGTTATACCGTAGGGCGATCTTCATCATTTGCGGGTTACGGTTATGGCGCAGGTAGTTACGGCGCGTCAACTTGGGGAACTAAACGATCTGTTGGCGCTGAACTTGATGCTACAACCTGGTCGCTCGATAACTGGGGTGAAAACCTTGTAGCGTGTGCCAACTCAGATGGAAAACTTTACGAGTGGGCGCTTAACACAGGGTCAGACGCCGCCGCCATCACAAACGCGCCAACCGACAACACGGCGTTGATTGTTACGCCAGAGCGTTATTTGTTTGCTTTGGGTGCTGGCGGAAACCCGCGTTTGGTGCAATGGTCAGATCAAGAGGACAACACGGTATGGACGCCATCAGGAACGAATACCGCGGGATCGTTAGAGTTACAGACTAACGGGCGCATCTTGGCGGCAAAGCGCGTTCGTGGACAGATCTTGATCCTTACCGAAACCGATGCCCATGTCATGAATTATCTTGGGCCGCCACTGGTTTATGGTCAGGAAAAAGTAGGTTCGTTTTGCGGTATGGTAGGCCCGCAAGCGTGTGCCGTCATTGAAGGTGGGGCGGTTTGGATGTCAGCCAAATCGTTTTTTTTGTTTAACGGGCAGATTCAACCTTTGTCATGCTCGGTTGGCGATTATGTGTTTACGGACATCAACCTTGATCAAACCGCCAAAGTGTATGCAGGGCAAAACTCGGCTTTTGGCGAAGTGTGGTGGTTTTACCCTTCAGCGTCATCAGACGAGGTTGATCGGTACGTCATTTGGAATTACCGCGAAAATCATTGGTCAATTGGCGCATTAACGCGCACATGCTGGACGGATGCAGGTGTTTTCCAATACCCATTGGCGGTCGGAACGGATGGTTATCTTTACGAACATGAATCAGGATGGACAGATAACGGATCACCGTTAACGTCCACGCGTTACGCGGAATCAGGCCCAGTTGAACTGTCAACGGGTGATCGGTTCATGGCAGTGCGGCAAATATTGCCGGATGAAAAGTCACAAGGTCAAGTGAAGTTAACGTTTTACACGAAACCCACACCAGAATCATCAAGCACAACTTATGGCCCATACACCATGCAACCGTACACGAATGCACGGTTCACGGGCCGCCAAGTAGCAATGCGCGTGGTTGGTAATGCTGATGCTGATTGGCGTGTTGGCACGATCCGATTGGACGCTGTACCAGGTAGCGGGCGATGAAGTTACCCGCACCGCTTCCGCAATATTCGTCAACGCTTGAGCGTGAACGCAACCGCGCTTTGGAAAGTGCTGATGCGTTGAACCTGAAAAAGTTACAAGACGTTGAGTTTGTGGAGGGCATGCGGTTAATCCTTCGCTCGCCAAACGGAACGCGGTATAGCATCACGGTTAGCAATCTTGGCGTCATCAGTGCAACGTCGATCTAGAGGTAGACATGGCAACGAAACAAGACATACAGGCTTTGTACCAGCAAGCACTCAACAGAGCGCCGCGTGACGATGAGGTTAATTGGTGGCTCATGTCCGCCAACAACGAAAAGTGGACGCCAGCGCAGTTGCGTAGTGCGTTTTTGCGTGACGCAATACCTGAGCTTTACACGTCAATCTTGGGACGCGCACCGCAACCCAATGAAACCGCATACTGGGATTGGGCGCAAAACGAGTTAGCAAGCCCAGAAAAACTGCGCACCGAGTTTTTGCGTTCAGCGCAACCAGAGATTGATATCAACGCAGCGCGTCAAGCAGGTGCTAAACGTACAACGCAAGGCATTACCCAGACAGGTTTGGCGGAAAGGACGTATACGCCATACGCCGGTGATTACACGCGTTACGGTTTTGGGCCTGAAGGTTTACTATTCACCAACACGGGCAAAGTAACGCCTTATGTACTGCCATCCGGTGATAAGTGGCGGCCAGCCGTTGAGCCAGCCGAACCAAAGCCAAGCGATTCAAACTTACCGCCCGTTGATAAAAAACCAATTCCACCGGATCTTGCAACCTTAACGCCGAATCCAAATCCACCTGGAACGGTAACGCCAGGTGCTGGCGGCAACACGGGTTTGCTCGAAATGGGCAAGGATAATTTCATTGATGATCGCTCCACTTTACTGCCCGGAGGGTCGGTAACGGATAGCCTTTTGAATGTTCCGACGCAACCCGTTATTCAACAACCCGTTGTTCAACAACCAGTTATTGAGCAACCCGTTGTCAATCCTTACGATCAACAAGTAACGGCTTGGTACCAAGGTTTACTTGGGCGCGCACCAACGCAAGCCGATCTGAATTACTGGGGCGGTGAACTCGCCAAAGGTATTGATGCTGGCGCGATTCAGGAATCCATTGGCACATCACCAGAAGCGTTGCTAAACCGCACTTACCGCATGTCGCTTGGAAGGATGCCCACGCAAGCCGATTACGGTTATTGGCTTGGCGAGTACAACAAAGGCGTCCCGCTGTCAGATATTCGCCAATCAATTAGCGCATCACCTGAAGCGCAGCTATATTCAAGTTACAACCAGGCCGCGCAGAATATGACTTTGCAGCCATATAACTACTATCTTGGGCAACTTGGTAGTGGGACGCCGCTGCAAGGTCTTTTATCCAGTTTCACGCCACAAGCCGCAAACAATGGATTGCTTTCCCTTCAATGACAAAGTTTGACCTTCAGCACTGGGAGCGATGCAAGCCTTACCTTGAGGCGGCATTGCTTCACGCTGGACAAACGCATACCATTGAAGATATTGCAAAGGCCGTGACAAACAAGCAAATGCAGTTTTGGCCCGGTTCGCAATCCGCTGTTATCACTGAGATTCAAGTCTACCCGCAAAGCAAGGCATGTCACTACTTCCTTGCTGGCGGAAACATCGAAGAACTCGCCGCAATGCGTCCCGTTATCGAGAAGTGGGCGCTATCCATAGGATGTAATCGCGTCACGCTAGCGGGTAGGCGCGGATGGATCAAATCATTTCTGGCGGACGAAGGTTATCAAGAGAAGTGGACTGTCATGTCCAAGGAGCTATCATTATGAGCAAAGGCGGCGGTGCAAGCGGAACTACTACCACAAGGATCGAACCAGATCCAGAGTACAAGCAAGCAGCACTACAAAACTATGCGTTTGCGCAACAGGTAGCGCAGCAACCTTATCAAGCCTATGGCGGGCCAAGGATTGCGGGATTCACGCAACCGCAACAAGAAGCAATGGCCGCCATCAGAGAATCGCCATTAAGCCTTGGCGAATCCATGGCTAATTTTT